CTGTTGAACGGTTTGGTTCTCAACAACCTGCATGGTTTCAAAGTCTATGTTTCCAACAACCTGCCCAAGATTGGTACAGGCCCCGGAACAACAGGCACAGCAAACCAGTCATCAAACTTCGGTATCATTGTTGCTGGTACTAACGCTGCTGTAGCAACTGCTCAGCAGATTACTAAGACAGAGAGCTATCGTGATCCTGATAGCTTCGCTGACATTGTGCGTGGTATGCACCTCTATGGTCGCAAGATTCTGCGTCCTGAGGCAATTACCCTTGCTCGTTACAACGTGGCTTAAGGAGAAACATAAATGGCTACATTTAACCTACGTCTGGGTTCTACCCGTTCTTCAACTGCCGCTAACAGCATTGCTTCCTTGCCTGATGTACGCAAGCAAGCATACATGGTTGAGGAAATACTAGATATCAGCAAGATTGCAAACTACACTTGCACAAACGGTGACGTTTTTGAAGTGCTTGAGATCCCTGCTGGTACCTTTGTTGTTGCTGCTGGCGCAGAAGTTCTGACAGCTTTTAACGGAACTACTCCGACAGTTGACATCGACTTTGCTGCTGGTGATGACATCGTTGACGGACAGTCAGTTACCTCCACAGGTTACTTGGCTGCTGGTTCAAACGGCGGTGCTAACAACACAGCACAATCGACATTTACACAGTTGGTTACAACAACAGACACAATCGATGTTAAATTGATCTGTGCCGCTGCTAACGTAACTTCTGGTGTATTGCGTGTCTATGCAATCGTTGTTGATCTTGATGGCGTTGCAGAAACTGCTGATGAAGTTGATCGTGATCAGCTTGCTTAATAAGTAAGTTGTAGGGGGGCGGTACCTCACAAGGGTGCTGCCCCGTTTTACGTTTATGCATTTAAAAGCAAATCAAATTCACTTCCCAGACAGGCTGATAAAAGTAAAACTGTCTGATACTAAAAACACATACGGAATTGAATCAGAACAAAAATGGCTTACTGCTTTATTTGATTCAATAGACAAACGTGGGATGTTGCATCCCATTTTGGTATGTAAAGAAGAAGCTTTAAAAGATGGTGGGGATTTAGATACCCTCATAAAAGCACCAGTAGAATTCTTAAATGTTCCTTGGCGAGTAGTAATAGGAAACAACAGATACCACTACGCACTAGATAAAAAGTATAAAAGCATAGATGCGTATGAGATTAAAACAAAAGAAGATTACAATTTATTACAGGACACCACTGTACTAGAAGCGCATCAATTCTAAGGAATAGCAATGGCGTATGACTTTTTAGGTTTAGTTAATGATGTTAACAGGAGACTTAACGAAGTTGAGTTAACGTCAACTAACTTTGCTTCTGCCGCTGGATTCTATGGTCAAGCCAAGGATGCAGTCAATGCTGCTCTCCAAGATATAGATCAACAACAGTTTGAGTGGCCCTTTAATTTTACAAGCCAGAACGTAACCTTAGTAGCGGGTACAACTAGATACGCACTACCAGCAAACTGCAAGTCACCGGATATGGAAAGTTTTCGTATCCAGTTTAATAGTTCTTTAAACGTAGCAACAACAAAGCTACAAAAGATTACATACGATGACTACCTAAAGCGGTATGTTGATCAGGAATACAATACGAGTACTGGGATTAGAACAGTTCCTATTTATGTATTTCGTTCTCCTGATCTTTACTTTGGTGTAAGTCCACCGCCAGATCAGGCGTATACCCTGACCTACGAATACTATAAATCCAATACGGCACTGTCTTTATATACTGACGTACCAGTAGTACCTGAAGCTTATCGACATGTGATTATTGATGGGGCAATGTACTACACCTATTTGTTCCGTGGTAATACACAAGATGCTGTTGTTATGAAAGAGAAGTTTAAAGAGGGCGTAAAGAACATGCGTACTATCTTAATTAATCAGTACGATTATCTAACTTCTACGATGATTGAAACGGCACCAAGAGTTTCTTACGTCTATAGGATTTCGTAATGCCTGACCGCTGGTCAACGTATGCTTTTGACTTTAGGGGTGGGTTAATTAGTGACCTGTCTCCTTTACAGCAAGGCATTAAACTTCCGGGTTCAGCAAGGGTTTTGCGGAACTTTGAGCCTTCCATTGAGGGGGGCTATACCCGCATAGCGGGGTACGAAAAGTATGACAGTGCTTTTGTTCCTCTTTATGGAGAACCAAAAGTACATGGTGGCAGTCAGACAGGAAGTTCTTTAGTAGTCGGTAACCTGTTTCAAGCTCCAGCAGACGGTTCAACTTTTACAATTGCAGGCGTAACAGGAACTTACACAGTAGCAACAGGTGGAGTTTCTTATAACTCAGCTAATAAACGAGCAACATTAATTCTTACAACAAGTCTTGCTAGCAGCCCTGCAGATAAAGCTGCAATTACATTTACTAATAGAACAGAATTAATAGATGGGATTGCATCATGGAATAGCAATGTTCTTGCTGTTCGTAATAGCAATATTTATAAAAGTAATGGGTCTGGATGGACAAGGATTAATGTTCCTTCTTACGGAACGGTTTTAGTAAATGGTGGTAGTCAAACTGGTGGATCTCTAATAGTTGATGGCTTAACTGGGATACCACAAGAAGGAGACACTTTTACCGTAGCAGGAATAGATTTAATCTATACAGTACTAACAACAGCAACAGTAACAGGCGGTGGGGCTACACTATCAATAAGTCCTAACTTAGCAAGTAGCCCAGCAGATAACGCAGTTGTTACTTGGCTAACTGCTAACAGAACAGCGACAACAAAAAATAGATTCGCTAAATATCGGATCGGTGTAACAGAAAAGATAGCAGGTGTAGACGGTACTAACTATCCTTTTATATACGATGGTACTACCTACACACAATTAAATAACGCACCATCAGATGTACTAGGCGCAGAACATATTGTATTTTTTAAGAATCAAATGTTCCTTGCCAAGGGAGATAAATTAACTTTTACTTCCCCCTATACAGACGATGATTTTAATTCTGCAAATGGTTCTGGAATAATAAGCATTGGCAGTAAGATTACTGGTATTGTTTCTTTTCGTGATCAGCTTATTATTTTTGCAGAAGAAAAAATAGACAGGCTTACTGGAAATACTATAGCAGACTTTGTATTGCAACCTATCACTAGAAACATGGGTTGCGTAGACACAGACACAATCCAAGAAGTAGGCGGGGACTTGATGTTCCTTGGACCAGATGGTCTACGGCTACTAAGTGCTACTGATCGTATCGGTGACTTTAACTTGGCAGTTGTATCTAAGTCAATACAAAAAGAAGTTACAGATGTTATTTCTGCCAACTCATCTTTCTCTAGCGTAGTTATTAAGAAGAAGTCGCAGTACCGTCTATTGGGTTATAAGTCTACTGTTTCGGCAACAAGTGCTACAGGGATTTTAGGAACACAGCTAGCAGGAACTGAAGGAACTTACTTTGGTTGGGGTGAACTTAGAGGAATAAAAGCTTACGTAGCAGATAGCGATTACAACTTAAAAACAGAAACAGTTGTATTCTCTAACGAAGATGGCTACGCATACAAGATGGAAAGCGGTAATAGTTTTGATGGTTCCTCGATACAAGCAACCTTTGCTACCCCGTTTGTACCTGCAGGTGATCCAAGAGTACGTAAAGCTTTTTATAAATTAGTTTTATATGTTGAGCCTACGGGCAGCGTAGACGTTGACGTTAACTTAAAATTAGATTTTGATGAGATCGGTGTTATTCAACCTAACACAATAACACTATCTAATTTAACAGGCGTAGCTTATTTTTATGGCTCTTCTACAGCTACCTACGGTACATCTGCTTATGGTGCAAAACTAAAAAAGGTATATCAGACTCAAGTGATAGGCGCTGGATTTACCGCTTCTCTTCAGTTTGATTCTATAAGTGTAGATCCTCCGTTTACTTTAGATGCGGCAACATTAGAATTCTCTACTTTTGATAGGCGATAATCATGGCGGGATATGTTCGTAATGACACACTAAATAACATTGCCAACGGCAACGTCATTAATGCTGCTGATTTAGATGGCGAATTTGATGCGATAGTTGCAGCCTTCCACGCTTCAACTGGACACGTTCATGATGGCACAGCAGCCAATGGCGCACCAATCACTAAGGTTGGACCTGCTCAAGAATTTGTAGCTGGCAGTAACTCGTTTAGTCCCAAGACAGATAACACGTATGACCTTGGAAGTTCTACCTTTGAGTTTAAAGATGCTTACATTGATGGGATTGCTTATGTAGATTCCATTGATTTAGACGGTACGGCAATCACCGCAACAGGCACTGAGATTAATTATCTTAGTGGTGTTACTTCCGCAATCCAAACCCAGTTAGGAAATAAACAACCCTTAGATGCTGAGCTAACAGCCCTTGCTGGTCTGACTTCTGCAGCAGATAAGGTTCCGTATTTTACAGGCTCTGGCACTGCGGCTGTAGCTGACCTTACTTCTTTTGGTAGAAGTTTAATAGATGATGTCGATGCAAGTGCTGGACGTACTACCCTTGGCTTGGGTACTGTTGCTACACAAGATGCTAATAACGTCAGCATTACTGGTGGCTCAATTACAGGCATTACAGATCTAGCAGTAGCTGACGGAGGCACAGGTGCTTCCAATGCTTCTGGTGCCCGTACCAATCTTGGACTTGCTATCGGCACGGACGTACAGGCCTATGACCCACAGTTAGCAGACATTGCTGGTTTGACTCCAACAAACGATGGTGTTATAATCGGGGATGGTACTAACTTTGTAGTTGAAACTGGCAATACTTTAAGGACTTCTCTTGGTCTTGCCATTGGCACCAATGTCCAAGCTTACGATGCACAGTTAGCAGATATTGCTTCTTTAACTCCTACAGACAATAACTTCATTGTTGGTAATGGTACTAACTTTGTAACGGAGTCGGGATCTACTGCTCGTACTAGCCTTGGACTTGGTTCAATTGCTACGCAAGATGCAAGCAATGTAACCATCTCTGGTGGTTCTATAACAGGTATTACGGACTTAGCAGTTGCTGATGGCGGTACTGGTGCTTCTACAGCAGCCAATGCTCGTATTAACCTACTGCCTTCCTATACTGGCAATGCTAACAAAGTACTGAGTATTAATAGTGGTGGTACTGACGTAGAGTGGAGTACTCCTACTACAGGTACTGGCGATGTAGTTGGACCAGCATCGGCTGTAAACAATCGCTTTGCTGCCTTTGATGGTATAACTGGTAAGCTAATCAAAGACAGCACATACTCATCAGCTAGCTTTGAGCCTGCAGATGCAACCATACTAAAGTCTGCTGCAATTGGTGTAACGGTACAAGGTTACGATGCACAGCTAGCAGATGTGGCTGGTCTTACTCCAACAAATGATGGAGTAATCATTGGCAACGGTACCAACTTTGTAGTTGAGTCTGGGGCTACCCTTAAGACATCTTTGGGCCTGACTATTGGCACAGATGTCCAAGCGTATGATGCCCAGCTTGCTGACATTGCCGGTCTTACTCCGACAGATAACGGAGTAATTATCGGTAACGGTACTAACTTTGTTGTGGAGTCTGGAGCAACACTAAAGACTTCACTTGGTCTGACTATTGGTACAGATGTACAAGCTTACGACAGCAATCTGACATCGTTTGTTAATACATTTACTTTGCCTACAACCGATGGAACCAATGGTCAGGTACTACAGACAAATGGATCTGGAACACTATCCTTTGCAACACCAACTGGTGGTGGAGATCCTGCAGGCACGGCAGTTGCTATGGCGATAGCTCTTGGGTAAATAAAGGAAAATAAATGGCTAATACTTTTACAAGTTATTTAAATAAAGACGTAGGCACTTCCGCTGCCACTATAGTGACAGTAGGATCTGCAACACAGACAACGGTTATCGGCATGTCTTGTTCTAATACTACAGCATCTCCTGTCACGATAGATGCTTATATCACACGATCAGCAACTAATTACTACCTGATTAAGGGGGCTACTGTTCCAGTGGGAGGATCACTAGTAATTGTTGGAGGTGATCAGAAGGTGGTATTGGTTGTAAGTGATGCACTAAAAGTAGTTTCTTCTGCTGCTAGTTCTATTGATGCGGTTACATCCGTACTTGAAATCACTTAAGGATTAAGCACATGTCATACATTGGCAACACGCCCACTAGCCAGAGCTTTATCTCTGGTACGGACTACTTTAACGGGAACGGATCTACTACAGCGTTTACTCTGACTCGTACTGTCGGTTCAGTAAATGACATTGAAGCTGTGGTAGAGAACGTAGTGCAACGTCCTAACGATGCGTATACGATCAGTGGAACTACGATTACGTTTACATCTGCACCACCCTCTGGTACAAACAACATCTACGTTAGGTATCTGTCGACTACTACTCAGTCGATTACTCCAGTCCAGAACTCAGTGTCGTATGCAACCATGAACACTGATCTGCAGAACCAGTGGGGCACAGGGTTTAAGAATAGAATTATTAATGGAGATATGCGGATTGACCAGCGTAATGCTGGCGCTGCTGTGACTGTAAATGGTGCTGCGGCATACACAGTAGATAGATGGTTTGGAGAAGATGTAACTGACGGTGTGTTTACTGTTCAACAAGACTCTTCTGCGCCAACGGGATTTAATTTTTCAGCAAAGATAACAACCACAACAGCAGATGCTTCTTTGGCTGCTGGACAATACGCAGTATTCACTCAGCGGATCGAAGGATTTAACACGGCTGATTTAGCATGGGGTACCGCAAATGCAAAAACAATAACCCTATCTTTTTGGGTTCGCTCTAGTCTTACAGGAACCTTTGGTGGTGTTTTAGCCAATAGTGCTGAAAACTATTCTTATCCATTTACATACTCAATCTCTGCTGCAAATACTTGGGAACAAAAATCTGTAATTGTTACTGGCCCAACTGCAGGGACATGGATTGGCGCAACAAACGGAAAAGGCATGATTGTAACTTTTGCGCTAGGTTCTGGGTCAACATATGTTGGAACTGCTGGTGCTTGGGCATCCGCAGATTACCGTGGCGGAGCAACAGGACAAACCTCGGTCATTGGAACTCTCAACGCTACATGGTATGTCACAGGCGTACAGCTAGAAGTTGGTTCGACAGCGACACCTTTTCAAGTTCGCACGTATGGGGCTGAGTTGGCAATGTGTCAGCGGTATTATTATAGAACGGCAGTTTTTGCTAGTGCGGTTATTTCAAATAGTGCTTTTGCTGACGCAACAACTAGTTTTGGTACTTTTGGTAGTTTTCCAGTAAGGTTACGAACTAGCCCATCCGCACTAGAACAAAG